GGTAGAGAGGACTTAGCAGATGCTTCTGTTTATGTAATTCAAGAATTGTTAGGTAAGAGAAAAGTAAAAACTGGTAAAGGCGTTGTGAATAAAGTTTAAAACCTGTATAATATAAATAGTCTTTTTATAAAAAACTTATGGCAAAAACAGAAAACAACATTATTTTACCTGACGATATGCCCGAAACGGCAAAAACAGAGAGCGAATTGAATGAGTGGGAGAAAGGGAATGATGGTGAAAAATTACCTGACCATCTGAAAAAATGTTTGAAATGCAAAAAGATAAAACACAAGAACAAATTTAAAAGTGAAAGGTATAGACATGCTTGTATAACTTGCGTATTAGTGCATGAACCACCTGAAGATAGCTTGGACTATGGTAGAATAGCCCACAAAAGAAAGTTTAAAGAGAATTTTTACAAAGACATAATGGATAAAGCAAAAAATAGGGAAACTAAAAACGAAAAAAGAGTAAGAGATATAGCAGCACTACCTGAAGATAATTAAATTATATTAATATGCCTATACCTTCTAACTTTCCCAACTCAAATGAATTAAAGTATATTGAGAAGATAGACACTCTCAGAAACCTGCTTAATAATTTACAATACGAAGAGCTTGGTCTGCATGATTTGATTATGAATCATATGAAAAGCGACCAGCGAAAAGATGTTTTATATATTGCACACGCCTTGCCTCATAAGATTGCTGACTTCTATGGCGACTTTGTTCAAGGTGACTCAAGAAAAGTAAATATAATCTCACAAGCTAATGATGGTTCAGAGGAGGCTTCAAAGGTTGAAGAAATAGCTAGTGAAAATAATTTACAAAGAAGAATCTATGATTTTGCTTACGACCAGACTGGGTACGGCAAAACCATACTGCTTGGTTATGTAGACGAAAATGAAGTTTTTAGAATACAACAGATTAGACCTGATTTTTATTTTCCTCAAAAAGATGGCTCTATAATTTTTGCCTCTTTAGTTTTAACAAGCGAATCTGACAACGAACATGACTACAGATATTATATTCAACACTACCAGAAAGATGATAGTGGGCAAGTGTTTATCGAGAGAAGCCTATATGAAGCGGATGGCAGGAAAGCAGGCGATAGGTTAAAATTATCCGAATATTCAACTTCAATTCCTGAGATGGAAGAGTTGGGAATTACTGAGTATCCTATTATTGAACTTAGAAATGGCAGGAAAAACATGGCTTCTGACATTGAACCGATTATGCCACAGCTTGACCAGATAAATGAGAGAATGACTCAAGTTGCAATTCAACTTCTAAAAAACCTAAACCCAAAACTTCAAGGACCAGAAGGGATACTAGACGAGCAAGGTCAACTTAAAGACTTTGAAGCGATCGAGGTAAGAGAAGGCGATGCTGACTTAGATTATGTTACGAATGAAAATGCGATGATAGAACGAGCCGAGAAGTTTGTTGAAAGGCAGGTTCAGTTTATTTCTTTTATTACCTCTATACCTGTTTCTGATTTGATAAGGCAATCAGCCCAACCAACAACTGCTGAAGCTCTTAGAACAAGAATGCACGGGGCTATGAGCAAGGCACAAACAAAAAGAGGGCAGATTATTCCTGAACTTGAAAAGATAATCCAAATTGGGCTTAAACTTACGGAAACCACAGACGATCCAAATAATATAACTATTGAGTTTGGACCAGTGTTGCCAGAAGATGAGGTTCAAAAAACGCAAGTAGAGCAAATGAAGCTAAACATGGGTATTACCTCAAAGAGAACTGCTATGAAAAGACTCGATGGTCTGACTGATGATGAGGTAGATGCAGAACTTGAGAGAATTAACAACGAGCAAGCTCAAGCAGGTTTTCAAACTAATCCACCAACGGTAGAAAATAATCAATAATAATAATATGAGAAGCTCAAGAGTACCACAAGGATTAAAACTAAAAAACGACACCTCTAAAGATAAAAGCCAACACGAAAAGCTAGAAGAAATTATTGAAAGCAGAAAGTATAAGACTTATCTTAAATTTTACTTTGCAGGATTTTCTATATTATTAGTATCAGTATTTTTTTTAATAGTAACTGTTAAACTAGCCTTAGCTATATTTTAAGATGGCACTTGAAAACATTGATTCCATAATGGGGATCGGCACAAAAGAAGAATTTGAAGAGCTTGAAGATATAATTGTTAGACTAGATGAGGAGGCTACTAATGCTATTGCAAACGGACTTCAAGACAGCTTAGGTCAAGATAAAGTAAATAAACTAATACAAGAATATCAAGTAGAAGCCTCAAGAGCTCAACAAAGTCTATCTGGCTGGATATCATCAAACTTTCCTAATCTATACACAGAGGCTGCTAACAACGTAAGAAGAGAACTAAACCGAGAAACTGTAGAGAAGACTATTCTATTTGAGAATGAAGCTCATAGACAAAATGTAGATTCTCTCATGAAAATTGCCCACGAGGATATGACAAACTTTGTTAGCAATACTAATCGTGGTGTTAAGATAACACTGAACTCAGTATTGCAAGAACAACAAACTTTGAGGATGGCAAAAGGATTAAGACCATCTGGTGCAATAAAAATTGCTCAAGACAAAGTTATTGAAAACTTTGCAGCAACTAAACAGATAACAGAAAACAACTTTAAGATTGTGTTTTCAAAATCGGGAAGACAAATGCGGATGATACCCTATGCCAAGATGCTTGCCAGAACTAATATGGTTAAAACTCTTGCAGAGGGGCAGAAAGCAAGTGCTTTAGAACAGGATGTTGATTTAGTTGAGTGGATTACTAATGATCCTTGCGAACAATGTCAAAAGTATGCTAATCAAGTTTTTTCTATAACTGGTCAATCAGATAAATATCCTCAACTTCCTGATATACCTGTTCACCCTAATTGTGAATGCTCAATTTCTCCTAGAATTGATTTAGTTGTTTAGTATTTGTGCGGCCTTTTCCTATATGATATAATAAACAGGAAGTTAGTTGCTCTTCTAAAAGGCAACGCCACAGTTAGGTAGTCTGTTAAAAACTACCAACACAGTTAGAGGGACTGTATAAAACCTCAATACAGGCGGAATTCCTGGCTAATAAATATTAATAAAGGCTATATATATGGACTTTATACTCGTGAAGATAGACGGCACGTTCTATAAAGCTAACAAGGACGGCTCACTCGTCAAGAAGGACGGTGAAAAAGTAGAAGCTACTGATGAAGAAGTTGAAAAGTGGGAGAATCGTGATGACGATGACTCCACAAATGTCGAAGATTTAGACTTTGACGATTTAAAAGAACACCCTAAGGTTAAAGAGCTTAATGAAAAAGTAGATGACTTAAGCTCGAATCTAGAGGAACTTAAAGAGCACAAACAGAAAGTAAATGAACAAAAGAAAAAGGAAGAGGGCAAGCTAGAAGAGCTGCTTGAAGAAAAAAACGAGAAGATTCAAGAGCTTCAAGGCAACCTTGATGAAATTAAGCAAGCTAAAGAGAAATATAAAAATACTCTAGACTCTCATAAAGAAACTGTAGAAAGTGTACTTGAAGAACACTTAGAACAGATACCTGAAGAAAAAAGAGCAATGATTCCAGATGGATTTGGAACTCAAAAGAAGCTTAACTATATTCAAAAAAATAAGAATAACCTTATCGGTGAAAACTCCAAGAAAAAAGGCAGCGGAGTGCCAGATGACCAAGACGACACTCCAGACGCTAGATATTCAAGACTTGCTGACGAAGTTAAAGAGCTTCAAAATAAAGACGATAGAGACAGGTCTGATATCAAAGAAATTAAGAATAAAACTAAGGAGATGAAGAAAATAAAACAAGAGAAAAACGAAGAATAGGGTCCAAAAATACTGCAAGAGGTATTAACTCATAAAATTATGATATGGATTTAGGACTACATACCTCTTTGGACGACGCAAATAGTATTATAGACCCAGAAGTTGTAGGCTTTGCAGAACAAGCTGCACCTACACAAGGACCACTATGGGGAAACGCGTGGGATCTTTTTCAAACAAGACAAAGCCCATTTAAATCAAGAAAATACAAAGTTCAGTACAGAACTTATACTGATCCACAAATTAATGCAACTGCTAGTGGTAGTTCAAGCGATTGGGACACTAATTCTGTTACTACTGCTTTACCAGTAAACTCAAGCGACGTAAACAAAATCACAGTAGGTGATGTTCTACTAGTTGAAGACGAGCTAGTAGTTGTTAGTGCTGTAGACAGAGGTGCTAACACTATTGATGTTTACGAACGTGGTGCAGGTGAAACTACTGCAACTGCTCACGGAACTTCTCAACTTACAGTTGAAATTGTAGGTAATGCTCATGTTGAAGGTAATGTTGATGCTGAAGCTATGCAAGAAGAGACAAAAGAAGACTTTAACCACGTACAGTTGGTTGAAGAGCTTGTTAAGCTTACAAAAGCTGACAAAGATGAAGCAACTGATGATGGCGAAAGTGAACTAGACAGGCAAAAAATGGAAGCTATGACAAGAGCTATGGTTGATCTAGCAAAGACTGCTATCTTTGGTACTTACAACGCTGGATCAAATACAATTCCATCTATGACACGTGGTATTGAACAGCACTTGCGACTTTCAAACGCTTTGAGTACTAACGTATCTGGTTCTCTAACTGAATCACTACTTGAGAAAGAAGGTCAA